ATTTTAGATTCTGTCGAAAAAATCTCTGATGGTACTGAATAATTATGCTATATATTATTGATACTATGCACGTTGCGTAGTTGATATACAATACAACAATACAACGAAATATACGAGGTATAATACAAAATGTCATTTGCAACACTAAAAAAGGCACGAAAGACAGGATTTTCTAAACTCACCGAAGAGATTGAAAAGTTGAGTACCACTAACAAGAGCAATAACGGCAATGGTGCAGACGACCGTTTTTGGAAGCTGACTGTTGATAAGGCCGGTAACGGTTCGGCAGTTATTCGTTTTCTTCCAGCTCCGCAGGGCGAGGATATTCCGTGGGTCCGAACTTGGGATCATGGGTTTAAAGGTCCTGGTGGCTGGTACATTGAAAATTCTTTGACGACTCTTGGGAAGAAGGATCCGGTTTCTGAGCATAACTCAAAGCTGTGGAATTCTGGTATTGAGTCAAACAAGGATATTGCTCGAAAGCAGAAACGACGGCTTTCTTATTATGCCAATATTCTGGTGGTGAGCGATTCAGCCAATCCTGATAATGAAGGTAAAACTTTCTTGTTCAAGTTCGGCAAGAAGATTTTTGATAAGGTCAATGATTCGATAGACCCTGAGTTTGATGACGAGACTCCGGTGAATCCATTTGATCTTTGGGAGGGGGCTAATTTCAAGTTGCGAGCGCGCCAGGTGAACGATTTTCGTAATTATGATAAGTCGGAATTTAGTTCTCCTTCTCCGCTTTCTGAAGATGATGCAGAGATGGAGAAAATTTGGAATCAAGAGTATTCGCTTCAAGAGTTTCTTGAGCCTAAGCACTTCAAGACATATGAAGAGTTGGCTACTCGTATGACTATGGTTCTTGGTCTTAGGGCAGACGATGCTGCTGCTGTTGATTCCCCCGCGCCTCAGCGTAGCATACAATCGGAGCGTTCGCTTCCGACCGCCGAGGCCGACGCTGGAGATGTGGAAGATGAGAGTGATCTGTCATACTTTAGCAAGCTCGCCGACGAGGCGTAGCAGCGAAGAAGACTTATAGGATTTCCCTATGAGTCTTTAGACTGAGGGAGGGAGCAAGCTACCCGAGGATCGGCCGTACGCGGGGAGTGTTAAAACTCTCTCCCTCATTAGACCGAAGGGGAGGGTCTTTCGAGGCTCTCCCCTTCCTTTATGTTGGGATTAATCCATAATTCGATAATCCAAGAATTGTGGATGTACCGATTGCATGGACAGGTAATGGTTGTATAACTGTTGTTGGATTTGTGTGGGCGTGCTGGCTCTGATCTAAGTTTCCTACAATAAGGCTACCATCTCCTTGACCCGAGTCCGTTCCGCTACCAGCAAGATTAATAAAGAGTTGCTTCATTTGGCTAGATTCTCCTGCGCCGGCAATTATATTAGGTAGAATTTCGTTTCTTGCTTGGGCTGCGAACGTATCTGGTGATACGGTCCAATTAAATCCTTTGGCTTTTTTTGCCTTTTCTGCTCTTTTTCTGGCCATATGTCCTAGATGGCCACCTGTGCGATGCGTCGGTGCCGTTGATGAACCTGGCGGTGTGGCTGCTACTAGTGCCGCCGGTGTCATTGTTGCCGTTGGTGCCGTTGGTGAATCTGGCGTGGGACTTTGACCGCGGCCGCCGCGACGGTCGCGGCCGCGACCGCTACGGGTGCTTCGGCTTACTGACGCTTTCTTTTGGGAATCTGTATCATCAGTGGACGGCGGCTTCTTCATCGCATTCTTAATTTCTTCTGGTGATTTAGTTGATAGTACAGATGCAATCGCATCATACAAACCTGCTCCGGTTTCTGGACTCAGGCGGCCAATAATGTTTTCTACGACTAAACTCCCAAGAACAGCTCCCCCCATTGCGCCGAGCGGGGCCGCTAGGCCGAACGAGGCAAGGCCTGCAATTGCACCCCCGGCGAGTGCTCCTAGTGCGCCTCCACTAATTGACCCGGCGGCTTGCAGGGTTCGATGTTTTCTAAATTGTTCATATTCTTCTTGACTAGCCTCACCTGCATCAACCATTGCTTGAAATTGTGATAATTCCATTGCAACTACCCCGGCCTCTGCTCCCACACCAAGAAGCGGCGCAAATCGACCGAATATTTTTGCGTATTTGGCTACTCCTCCTGCGAGTCTGCTGGCTTGGCCTGTTCCCTTAGAAATGGTTGCTAGTTTCTGTGCGCCACCCGATAAAATTTTCCTTATTCTTGCTTTAGTTAATGCGCCACGCCCGGTCGGGGCGACCGGGGCGACCGGCGCCGGCGGTCGCGTAAACGGGGTCCCGGGTCGACCCCCGACGTTTGCGCCGGTGGTGACCCGCGGCGTGGGGGCCGGCGTGGGAGCCGGCGGAGTCGCACCCATACCCGCCAATTTTGATGCACCACCCGCCAATTTTGATGCACCACTCGTCACGCCTTGAACTATTTTTGACGCAGGCGTTACGCCATATTTTGCGGCCATACTGGCCACGAGCCCTGCCCGGAATCCTGAGCGACCTTCGACTGAAGAATCGGAAGGATCGTCGTTATTCCACCAATCTAACCATTTAGAAGGATCGAGTTCAGATAAAAGTGTACTGAAAATTGTAGATGCCGTAGAGCTTATTGCGCCCAATAAAGGTGCAACTATAGTTTTGGCCAGACTTGATACAGCATCCTGGGCATCCTTACTTCCAAAATATGCTTTTAGTCCAGCAATAAGTGCCGCTCCGATTGCAGCCCATTTGAGTATTCCCCCGAGTTTAAATTCACGTTCCCTCGGAATGCCCGTTCCTGGGGCTGCGGATACTGGACCCACACCACGCGCCGCACGGGCAGCTTCACGTTGAGCTTCAATGCCTGCTAGTCTGTTTCGTGCCTCTGCTCTTACTCTTTGTTGTTCTGCCTTTGCTCGGGATTCATCTGACTCTTGTTGGCCTCTCATAAAAGCCAAAAGAGCTTCAAACCCGAATACGCGAACCAAAGGTTCTTTTCCTGTACCTTTACTTAGTGCAGAAGAAAAGGATTGTGAAAACCCGCTTCCAGTAGATTGTGCAACATCATAGGCTGCGCCACCTATAGGACTCATTGAAGCCAGAGTTTGTATAGGGCTTGTGGCGGCCGACGCAAATTGACGAATTGGTTGAGTAATTGGAGAGGCAATCTGACTTGCAGCCCTTTTAGCAGCTCGGCCGGCACCTATAGACGCACCGACGGATCCCGCGGCGGCGCCTCTTAATAGTCCTCCTAAAAGTCCAAACATCTTATTTTCTTCCTAACTCCTGTTGTTGGGCTTTTTCATTCTCTTCTGCAATCCATTGCAAGAGTAATGAAATATAAATTTCTCGCTCAAACGGTACCATAGCTTCTAGCTCAGCCAAGCTATATTTGTGATGTTGCATTAGAGCAAAATTATTTTGATAATGCCCTGTCAAACTTTCTCTGCTGAGCCCTATATAAAAAAACTTTGTAGCCCTTCAATTTCTATTTTGTGCGTCTTTTTACATTTGCCACATTTAATCTTGGTTGTATATTTAATCTTGGGCATATTTTCAAAAAAGTCACGAACCTTTATGAAATTTTCTTGTGATAAGTTTTCAACCCAAGTCAGCATTTCGTCTGGTTCTGTATCCTTTTTATTATAGACCTCTTCGGCGTCATAGATATATTCGATACATTCTGAAACCATCTTAAAGGCAGTTTCAAGTTCATTTTCTTCGCCTATTAGACTATTGATAGTTTCTAGTGTAGGGTATTGTAGAACAACGCCAATATCATCGGTTAATTCAATTTTGTTGCTTTTGTTTTTAGACTTAGTAATTTCAATTTTATTTAAATCCACTTGAAATGGTGTTGTCTTCTTGCACCCTTCTGTTTCGCAGGTGTATATCAAGTCAATATTTTCTCCAGACGATCTGGCTCTGAGTTGAATAAAATAATATTCTATGTCAAAGGACGCCAATTCGTCTATGTCAATTCCCTCGGTCAGACAACAGTTGTTTAAGATTTGCCTAATGGCTAATGTTCTATCTTTATCCTCGTTGCTTTCTAGGGCCATTAATAGAATTTTTTCTTCTTTTACTAAGAATGGTCTGAATTGAATTTTCTGTCCTGTCGAAGGTAGTTCTAGGTCGTATATAGGTACATCTATTTTAGGTAATGCCATAATTTATATTACTCCATTATAATTAAAAAATATTTCCGAGTAAGTTTCCGGCTTTTTTAATGCCAGAGAAGAATTGTCCGTCTGCTCGGCTCAGTACAGAAATTCCAAAATCATCAATTGATCCTCCAAAATCAACATTGGGATAGAGACCATTGATAGCCAAATTGTTTCCAAAGGGAGAAAGAGGAAGAGGATCTATCTGCCATTTTCTATATGCAAAAGTTACACTCAGGTTTTGGACTTGATTTGTTGCGCTCCAATCTAATCCTAAAGGCGACACAATTACTGGATAGGCATCAATAAATTTACAGGAAAAAATTATTTTTTGATTTTCATCATATTGTTCTACTTCAAGGTCTGCCACATATTGATCGAAATAATTGAGTTGTCCTGTCGTGGTTTTGACAATTGAATTCTGCCATTCTTCAAAAAGGTCTCTAGGAAATAAGCCATCGTTCGTGCAAAAAACTGAAATCTGAAGATCATCATAGACGCTGTTATATGGCGCTTTTCTGATTGGGCCATAGGTGCGAATATCATTTGTGGCCAAGGCTCGTCCTGGAATATTGGCCTGGTTTATTAGCATGGCAATGGCTCTTGCTTTGCTAGAATTTAAAATTCCGCCCGTAATGAGCATACGAAATTTATTAGGTGTGGCCAAGCCACCCTGTTTATTTATTTCGGACTTAAATCCGTTGATATTAAAAGGCATCTCTACTATCGTTCCATATTTTGCTTAGTCCGGGCGAGCGCCCCGAACGATTTTGAAATTTCTCTAATGGTAAAAATAATGCAATATCCCATTCTGATTTCTCTACTTGTATCAGCCTTGACTTTATGTTGTTAAACTTATATCGTTTAAGGCAAGGTCTAAAGTATTTATACCGAGTTAGGCTAGATAGCCGATTATAACGAATCTTTCTCCAGTCTAGCTTGCCTGCCTGTGATTGTTTTGATTTATCCATGAGGTCTGGCTCGACCCGGTCTAACTCATGGAGACGATCCATGAGAATTGCGCGAAATCGCCAATCCAGATAATGAAAATTAAGACCTATAAAGCCATCGTTTGTGAGTTCGATAGGAATAACAATAGGAAATGTATCCCAGTATGGCAATGTATCCTTTCCTACAGGATCGTATATAAAAAAATACATATTTCCTAGCAGTTGTCGCTTGAGGGAGATTCTTTTCCAGCGTTCTTGTTCGGATATCACATCGCGCGGAGTTGTTCTTATGCCTCTGGCCTTGCGCCTGAACCACCTTATGGCCTTGCGAGAAGATTCTGGGATAATTCCCTTCTCGGATGCAGTCTTGAGGGTTTTTTGAAATATTAGTCTGGCCATATAAGTATTTATTTCATTTTAATATTTTTATACCAAGTTCTTTGAGTTTGTCCTCTGTCCATATTTGAAATTCCCATCCGCGATCTTTTGCATATTCTTCGGCAAAGGTCCATTTTGAGATGTTCATGCCATAGGCCATTACTTCTTTGATATATCTGCGAGTTCTTCGAGTCTGTTTTTTGGGGGGTTTTGTCTGGCGTTTGGGTTTAATTTCAACCAAAATTGTATTACCTTCATTGAATGTTATCTTGAGATCGACGAAGTATCTGTGCATCTTGCCGTCTGTCGCAGACTTATAGGGAACTATAACAGATTCGCTAGACCAAGATTTGATGTTGGGATTGCTGTCGCACCACTTGAAAGTTTGCCGTTCCCATAGAGATCGGTATGTGATTTTCGTAGGATCACCATCATATTTATCTCGATTCTTTGGACGCCATTTGCCTTTATAACTCATGGTAGTATGTATAAATAGTATCGTCAAGAATTTATCGTTTTAGGAGAAAGTTATGTCGTCTGCTGTCGAAACTGGAACAGGACCCACTCAAATCCCGTCGGGCTTCGCTGAAGGCGAGCGCGTTGCCGATAAGGCCGCCGGCGATGCTATTAGTGATATTGGACAAAAAAACAAAGGCGAAATGCACGCGCTTTATACGAGTAAATATGACAAGTTGTTTCTTCAATATCCCTTGAACGTAGAAGGTCCTGAAGAAAATCATTGGGTTCGATTTGATGTTTATCAGATTAATGGCGAGGTTGTAAAAGTTGACGAGGGTCGGGAATCCGAGGGCAAAAAAAAGAAGAAAAGCTCGTTTTTAGATAAAGTTACAGATGGCGTTGCCGAAAAGGCTTCTGCTCTGGTGACAACTGCTCTTTTGGCTCCTGTGAATATTGCCAAATCTACCACTAAGTCGTTTTTAAATGATCTGCCTCCTGCAATAGGGGGCATTGCTAAAAAGTTTTTAGGAATGACCGGTAAGGGTAGGGCTCAGGGGTTAGGATCTATTATGTTATATGCTCCTCATAATCGACAAGAGAACTTAAAATATAATTGGGCCCAAGAAACCACTGGATTTACTGGTGCAGCCATCAACGGCCAACCTGATGGTGGTGGTATATCCGATAATGAATTTTTTAAAAGTCTTATAGATAAGGGTGGTACAGGTCTTAATTCTACTGTTGCAACACAATTGGCCGCCCTTGTGCTTGGTGCCGGCACAGGAAATCAATCGCTCGTCGGATTGGCGGGTAGAAATAATGGCGTGGCTATAAATCCTCATCTTGAAATGTTTTTCAAAAGCGTAGATTTTCGCTCCTTTAGTTTTGATTTTAAATTAGCTCCTCGCAATCCACCAGAAGCCAAGGCGATTCAGCAAATTATAAACTTTTTTAAGTTTGCATCAACTCCTCATTATAAACAGGGTGAGTTTGGTATTTACTTTGCCTATCCAAATGTATTTGATATTTCATTTTTTAATGAAAACCAAACCCACAAAATTACCAGATCGGCATTGACGGGTATTACTGTGAATCATACTGCGGCTGGAGTTAATACTACCTTTTATGATGATTTTCCCGCCGAGACTTCTCTAAACTTAACCTTTACTGAACTTGAAATTATGCACAAAGATAAGATAGCATCGGGTTACTAAAACAATATGCCTAAACAATTTTTTCAAAGATTTCCTGTCACTCAGTATGACGTGGACAACGACGGCGACAAGAAAACTGTTGTCGATATTTTGCGTCGAGTAAAGGCCCGTGCCGAAGCCATAACTGGCGGAGGAATTTTCTATAACTATACAATGCAAGAGGGTGATAATCCAGAAATCATTGCCGACAAGTATTATGGATCTTCTCAATACCATTGGGTTGTTATGATGATGAATGATCGTATTGATCCTACATATGACTTTACATTAGATGGTATAAATTTTGAAAGTTACCTTACCGGTAAGTATGGAAGTATAGATCGAGCAAAGGGGTTGGCTAAAATCTTATCGAAGTCACCGACGGAGGGTGCCGGAGTTGGTGGTGTTATAGATATTTCAATTGGCGCTCAATGGCACGCACACGAACAGCACAGAGGTTTTGGACTTGGAGCAAATTCCCAGATTGATGTTGGTACCATGCCGGCCGGACATTCTACGGCGATTATTGTTAAGGATTTAAAACTAAATGGTGATCCATTTTCGCGCATACATGTAGATGATGTTGTGACTATTTTTATTCCAGAAGATTGGTATGACAGTGGTAATACTGCACTCTACTCTAAGAGTTCTTATGCAACGTCGGCCAAAGTGACAGGCAGATCAACTTATCGTGAATTGGACCCAAATGGTGTCCCTGTT